CTTACCACCCTTACCACCGGCCTTGACCTTAGCGACAAGGTTCTTACGCATAGTGGGCTTGGTGTAGTTACCAGCGGCGTTAACAGTGGATTTCTTTTTTGGTGCCATTAGACCATACGACCCTTGGTTTTACCCTTCATGCAGCAGCCGTCGCCGCGGGTCATCTTGCCGCCAGCGCCCATCTTCTTCATCTTACCACCGCAAGCACATTTCATTGCGCCGCATGACGGGCAAGCACTGCCGCCTTTAGCCATCTTTTTAACGCGGTCGCCAGTAAGTTGGCTTCCCATTGAAGAACGTCCCATCATCACCACTTCTCCTTGTCTGCCCAGTACGCCGCCGACATCTTGCCCTTGGCGATGTTCTTACCGTGCCGTGCTTTAAACGACTTGCGCTTGGCCTTCATACGATCGGACTCACCGGCTTTGGGTTTGCCAGCAGTCTTCGCGCCCTTCTCACCAAACCGGATAGTCTTGATCTTGTCACCCTCTTTAGCCACAACAATGTGAGACTTCTTCGGGTGGCTAGGAGTCCGCTTAGGCTTGTTGTAGCCACTAACCCCTGCGCGTTCTAATCGACTATCTTTCTTTTCAGCCATTACAAAGCACTTCCGTTCCTAATGTAAATAAGCTCAAACGTCGCTGAAACACGAAGGTCTGCGTTAGCACCCGATGCTATAGCTCTGTACTCGATATCCGTCTTTTCAGGGATGTGAACAGGTATAGAGTACGGCAAGTAAATCGCGCCACCCTGTACAGAGAACGATTCCTGAGTCCGAAACACGCCTCCCTGTTCTCTGGTAACAAGCCGAATGTTTCCGAATTTGTTGTTTTGTTCTGTTAAAACAGTAACATCAAGCTGAGTAATAAAGCCTGTGTATCCCGCAGGGACCGTCCAAAGCGCCATCAACGTCTGATTATCTCCGTTGATATATGCGTAAGTGGTTCCACCATTCGCCACAGTTACTGCTCCGGCGGGTGCTTGTGAACCTGCAACAAACCCACGATTAACACGAAGAAAAGACTTGGTTGTTGTCGCAGTGCCAGAACCTGCCAAGGTAACAGTTTCAGACTGCTCGTTGTAGTCCGCGTCCAACCCAGAAATAGTTATAACTACACCATTGTCTGTGGCTCCAGAGGCACTGGCAACTGTCATGATTAACGCTGAAGACGGGTACACATACAGTCCACCGCCCTCCCAGACTGTTTCTTCTACGTCCTGAATAACGGGGTTTACACCGAACTTAAAAATATGCTTGTGGTAGGCAATTTGCCCGCGAGCAACTTGAAGCTCAAACGGCTCGCTAGTCCCAACTCTGGATATTGAACTTACTTCCCGACCAGCCATAACGTATCACTCTATAAGTAAAGTCATTACGTTCCCTGAGCCCGTAAAGGCAGAAACATAACAACCGTCGTCAGCTAAAATACCGTCGTTTGGAATATATACGTCGTTCCAACCAGTAGGTAGAGTTAACTGTAATATAATAGGGCCAGTAGCCGACCCACTGCGAATAGTAAAAGCAGCTGCGGATGCGGCGTTTACTAAAACCCCCTGCAACCTGCCGCGCGATGGGCCTACAAGTGCGGCGTCATCGCTCGCCGCAAAGTTGTAAGCTCGTACTTCTTGCCCAGCCATAATCTAGTCCTTTTTCTTAGGAGCAGCCTTTTTAGGTGCTGGTTTTTTGGCCTCTGGTTTAGGAGCCGCTTTTTTGACCGGTGTACCGTCAGGGTTTAACCCCCGACGCGCGAGTTCCTCTGCGGAAGCTGGTTTGAACTTATTCATACCCTAGCCCCCCTTATGTAGCTGAGATTGCGGTGCCTGCGGGAGAAATCCAGTCAGTTCCGTCGGATACAGCCAAGCACGGTGCGCCTGCTAAACCGTTAGAAACGTATACGACTGTGCCAGTAAGGCCTGTAGCCGCCGGGGCAGATACAACTGTGTACGTTGGAACTTTGATGTCGCCAATAAAACCGGCGGTTGAGGTCACTGGACCTGAAAAAGTAGTCGAAGCCATTTTAGTACCCTTTGCATAAGGATTCGCTCTGTAGTCTATGCAACGTCAGGCGGGTAGATACCTGTCTACAAAGCTAATGTTATACCCGTTGGCCAAGCATACAACATGTACTCACAAAAAGAAAGCCCCGCCGAAGCGGAGCCTTCCAAACCGAAGTTGGTTTGAGTTCTAGGAGCTTACGCGCCTTGTGAACCGTAGATACCCAGTGGGTCGGAAACGCCGAAGCTGTAACGCTCACGCGCTTTGTAGCGCACGTTGCCAGTGTCGAAGTCGCCGTCCATGCCAGTAGCCATCGGAGAACGTACGAAGTGCTTCATGCCGTTCGGGATGTCTGTGGTCAGGAACCAAGCGTCAGCATCTGTGAGGTAGTGGTTGACACCGTAACCACCGGGAACAGCGCCGTTTGTGCTGATCGCGTTGATGTCGTTGTCAGCTGTACCTACACGAAGCTCTGTTTGCAGCAAACGAGTTGCTACGAACTGCAGAGCAGACGGGATGATGAGCTTCTGAGCGCGAGCTGCGATCAAAAGGCCACGTTCGTCTACGTATGCTGCGATGTCGATAATCGCTTGTTCGAGAGAAGTCTCGTTAAGGTCAGCATCAACCGATGGACGGTTAGCGTTTACACCGCCACCAGTTGTTGGGTGTGCAGTGCTGAACAGTGTTACACCGTCACCAGACTGGAAAGTGTCAAAGCCCGTGTTGAGCAATGAAGCAGCTTTAACCTGCTTGGTGTAGGCCATGGCGCGAGCCAAGGCTTTTGTGTAACGTGAGGACAACGAATCGTACAGGTTGTCTTCCATCGCTTCTTCAGTGATGGCGAAACCCATAGCAATTGTCTCGTGGGTGTAGCGAGCTGTAAACGCTTCTTGTGCATTGTCATATGCAATAGAAGAACCTTCAGCTTTTGTTGGTGCTGCACCGAAACCAGACAATTTAACTTCCTCTTCAAAGCTACGCTCTGAAGTTTCTGTCTCATAGATGTCTTCATGTTCATTTTCGTACTTGCCGTACTCAAGACCAAAGAGGGCGTTGAGGCCGGGAAGTAGTTCTTTAAGCGCCTGTGCGCGTGAGATAGCCATGTTTTATCCCTCCTTACAGGCCAACAGCGTTAGTCATGCTGCTGTAGCCGGGGTTAATTTTAACCAACAGATCAGGGAACGCATCGCCAATTGGAGATACTGCGGACACGATACGGAAGGCGGCGGTTGTAGTAACTGTAGTAGCGTCAACGGCGCTTGTAGAGTTACCAGTAGCAGTGTTACCAGTGGATGTAGACTGAGCAGCTGCGAAGAATGTGTTCGCACCAATATCAGACTGGTCCATAGCGCCGTCTGCTTGTACTTGAAACAATACGTTTGGATCGTCTACGACGAACGCTTTCGCATTGAGTGCGCCAGATGGGTAGTACTGCGAGAAAGTCGTTTGACCTTGGTCGTTGACGTACTCACAACCTACAAACACACCAAGCGAACCAGTTAAGGTTGTACCTGTTGGGAACGCGTTGGTTGTGCCATCGGCACCTGTTGCAGTTGATAGTGCGATGTAGCCATCGGCACCGATATGAACGACTTGACCGTAGAAAAGGTTTGTTGCCTCTCCAGCGGGGTCGATCAGGTACTGGGATGTCGCCCCAGCGTAGGCCATACCGTCGGCACGTTTTACCGGCTTTAGGCCGTAGGGAGCAGCTGTAGTAGCCATGATGCTCTTCCTCCAGATTCATTTACTATAACAGTAAAGAGCAGCTGCTCCTTACCAGATGATTACCGCGAACTACGCTCTGGTCTAAGCATAGGCATACGCGGGTCAGACTCACGCATATAGTTTCTATCGACAGCTTCAGACTGATTTTGTGCAGACTCAAGTTGGCCGTAGATGCGGTCGTCTCGTAGCTCGGTCGGGATAGCGCAAAGCAATAACCCACCAACTTCGATATTGTCCTTAAAGCGAGAATCAATATCTGACATGATGTGTAGCTCAGGATAATCCACTGCCTTTACAGGCACATAGCCATCACGGAACCGTCCAGATACGTTTGTCATATCTGCATTACCCAAAGTAGATGTGCGAATCCAACGGAAGGAAAGCCCGTCACGTGGTTCGGGGGTAGGCAGCATTGACGAACGCTTCCAAGGTTTACGACGTTCACCCATTTCACGGGTTTCGGTTGTGCGTGGTTTACGATCAGCCATTTTGCATATCCTTTAGCTTTTGCGCCGCATAATCTTTATTAGATATTCCGAGGCGCTTGGCGATTGCGGCCTCAGACGAGGTAATGACAACTTTGTTGCGTGATGAGGCGGTACTTCTACCCCCCGGGGCCACCACGGAGCCAGCCTTACGTTGTGGTTGTCGAACCTCGGGTTCCACGTCCGCAAAGCGATCTGGGTAACGAGACCGCATGGCCTCATTTATCTTATCATAGTACACATCTGACGTAGAATCAACGCCAGACTCTAATAGTTCTTCATGTACGAGCATAGCGTACCGTGTCATGCCCGTATCCTTCTGGAACCAATCGTTCTCAGCTACCCACTCTTGTGCCTTACGGTCCGGTTTAGGGACGCGCGGTGCTGCCTGCGGTGCTGGGGCAGATTGGTCTTGTACGGCCTGCCTCGCGGGCTTCCAATTTTCAACACGATCAGCCTCTAGCTGTAGTTTAGACAGCTGCATTTGTGCTTCGAGCACTGCGTCTGGATCGCCAGCTTCGTAAGCCTCCTTGTAGGCCCGCTTCGCACTGTTAAGTTCAGATGCTACGCGCGCTTTGGCCTCGTTGACCAGTACGCCTTCGCCCTCAGAAAGGTTTTTACGGAGGCGTTCGGCCTCTTTCTTCTGGGATTCAGCATATTGGACAGCGGCTTCGCGTTCACGTTCAGCTTCTTCCTTACGACGACGTTCTTCGTGAAACTCAAACTTCAGCTTCTTAATGCGTTTCTGCACCGACTCGCTGTGCTTTTCGAGTTCTTCGTCTTCGGGGATGTCTGCTTCTGCATCCGCGGCGCGGCGTGGACGACCTTTGTCCTGTTCGGGAGTATCGTCCTCGATCTCTACTTCAATCTCACCATCGGACATATCAACTTCGATGGCGTCTTCGATTACGTCTTCTTCGACGACGGTTTCAAGCTCTTTACTCATACCCTGCTATACCCCCGTGGGTCTTCGACTACAGCCTCGACTGTGTCATCGTTAATAATGCGAAACTCTTTGTTATGTAGTTTAAAACGTGTGCCTGAGTACGATCGGAAGATGATGAAATCACCTTTTTCGCACCAAGGCCCATTAGGGAACCGCTCTTTGTCAGTATAGGCTTCAGCGCCTACACTTATGACATAACCAATAATGGTAGCGGTCTCTTCCATCTTGGTCAGTGAGTCCGGCATATAAACGCCGCCCTCTGTCTTTCCATCAAGTTCCGGTATCGCGATGAGGATTTTGTAGCCCTTGGGCTCTGGCAGCTTTGCCAGTAATTGCTCGTCATCGACTTTGTCGGTAGCGTACATTTTAGTCTCCTGCAGTGATTAAAGGCTCACAGCGCCCTTTGCGTGGGTTATTCCACGTTATTCCGTATATCTACACGTATGGTTGTCAATCATCAACATATCTTTGTTCGATGTCTTTAACGTCGCCACGTATGATAGTTAGAGCCTCGTACTTCCCAACGAGTCTCCAGTAAGTTTCTTGATCTTTTGCGCCGCCCTCGGCGAGATGTTCCGCTATCGCGGTGCGGCTTTCGTCAAGCCGGGTCAACATTGTATGGAAGATACTATCAGCCATCTAGGTCTACTCTCTCTGCGACTTCCATAGCCAGACGTACTGCTGACTCTTTCTGGTCTGTTTCAAGCTCTGCGACCTTAACTGCGATACGTGCTGCCTCTTTCTCTTCTTCCGAGGTAATACGCTCTTGTTGTAGGCGCGCGTTTTCTTGTTTGGCCAAGGCGTCGATATTCACCTTCAGCTTGTCCATTTCGATTTTGTGCTTCAGCTCAGTCTCTTTAATCATCAGCTCACGCTGCTGAATCTGAGTGAGCGGGTCTGCTTGCTGTGCAGCGGCTTGTTCTGCAGCGGCTTCGGCTTGGTCCTTCTGGAACAGCTTCGCTGCGGCCTGTGCAGCTAGGCGAGAGACTTGAAGCTCGACATCTTCTGGTAGCGGTGCCTCTGGGTCTGGCAGCTCTACACCGAGTTGTTTCTGTATCTCTACGCGGTACTGCAGGGCTACGTGCTCTGTGATGTGAGACATCATAGCAGCCTGAATTGCGCTTGCGAACGGCGATTGCCCTACGATCTGTAAAATTTTGGGGTCTTGCATCGCCATCATGTGTGTCTGGATGTGCGCCTCGTGATCCTGATAAGCGAAGGCCTTCACGGGCTCTTGCTTCAGAATCGCCATGTTCTCTGTCACTGGGTCGGCGGGTTTGATATCTTCGGGCAGTTTGATGATATCTTCAGCGTCCTGAATACCCAGAACCTCAAGCATCTGGCGGTGTAGTTTACCCATGTCGTACATCTGAGGAGCTTGCTGTGCCAACTGTAGCGCAGCCTGATACTGCATAATGCGCTGGGCCATTGTAGCTGCGTTGGGGTCAGACACCGGAATAACGTCCACACGACCATCAAAGTCGGAAATGCGGTCCGCAGGCTCATCCATCTCGTAGGCGTACTCAGCGGGCATGTAGTCATGCACAATCCGTGCCAAGATACGTAGCTCTTGCTTCATTGCGGCGTGTAGGCGGGCTTGGATACCCGACATCACCTGCATAGACCGCTCCATAAGCGCCAGAGTCGTCCCTACAGGAGCCTGAGCGTTGATGTCGCCCACTTGGATGTCACCTACCGCTCCAATACGTCTACCCTCGTCTACGACGTTCCCTAAGAGGCTGTAGAGGACGCTAGAGGGTTCTTTGTAGGGTAGGGGCACAATTGACTCTTTGATCGTCCCAGCGGGCACGTCTACGTCTCTGAACTCACCCGGCATGATCGGGGTGTTGTCCCCAGTAATGCGCATCCCACGGGCCTTGAAGCCTGCTGGAAGGTTGGACAAGGTACCAGCGTCAATTAATTGACGCATGATAGACGTAGCGGACTTCGTAAGACCACCTAAAGTGTGGATGAGACCCGTGCCGTAGAAGCCCATACCGGGCAAATAGGGGTAGTGTACAACGTGCATACGCTTCTCGCGCTTGCTGTCGTCTTCGTACCAGTTGCGGCGGATCGACAAAATAATGCCAGAGGACTTATCTATGGTCACAACGTACGGCAACGCAACGCCATCCACGTCGTCGAAGGGCTCAGGCAGGTCCAAATCCACGTGCATCTCTAGGATTGTGTGGCGCGGATCGTCGGAGAATGTAGGTTCGGAGCCTTCCAGCTCGTTGTACTTCTCTTCAATATCAGTGATATCCTTGGTCGCTGTAGGCAGCTCAACGTCACGATAGAAGCCATTTACTTGTAATTTAAGGATTTCTTCCGGCGTCTTCTTCATCACGTGGGTAAACCGTGGCGCAGTGCGCAGGTTTGACGCCCCGTAGGACACGACTAAATCTTCTGCGGGTACAAACTTTGCTACTGGTCTTCCTAGATCAGCATCATAATATATTTTTTTAAAACTTGACCCTGCTAGTGGTAGATAAAATAACATTTGATCCATGTCAGGAGTGTACTCTTCCATTTTGTTCATGATCATATAATTCATGTAATCTTTAACTCTAGAAGCTTGATCTATTTTTTGATCTGTCTGTGCAC